GGTCGGCTGCAGTGGCACCTGTAATGGTCAAAGATACAGAAGTATCAAGGACTTGTCCGGCGTCCTTAAACACGCGTATGTACTGGTCACCGACCTCGAGCACGTAAGTCTGTGTGGTGTTGAACTCGAACGGTATTAGCCGGGTGGTGCCAGTGCCCTTAGCCTCGGCGATGAACTGAAGTCCGGGTCGGTTGGTCAAACCGCCGTGGACCTGCGGGAAGAAGTTCTCGCACTTGTAGACGGAGGTCTTGTACTTATCGATGTCCACGCGAGCAGCGATGGCATCGGATACCTCACCGCCGGACAGATTGGGCTGGATGACCTTAACCATTAAACGCGAGCCCGGATCCAGTCGGCGTCTGGGATAGCCTCCTCGATGCCTTCATTACTGTCGGTCTCCCACGCGCTGTTCAGCACTGCCTGAGCCTGCTGGTAAAGGTCGGCAGCAATCGCCCGCTCGCCGACCAGCGGCATAACCAGACGGGCTGCTAGGACGTAGGAGAACGCCATAACGAACTCTGGATCGTAGTCTGTGGTGTCCTCGATACGTGCGGTGTAGAATATCTCGGGTTGCTGAATATCGGAGAGGATGACGCCTTTACCTGATGCGTTACGGGCCACCTCGAACTTAACGTGGGGCTGGTTCTTGCCGAGCGGGCTAACTACCCCGAGCATCCTGACGCAGTCGGTGGGGTACAAGAACATGTACTCCCAGTGACCCGGAGCAGTACCAGTCAGGGCAGAGGGGCTGGTGTACTTGGTAGCGAACGCCCACGGGTGCTGGCGGAGCAAGGCATCTCGCGTGTCGTCAAACAGCAGGTTGACCTGCTCAGCTTCCGGTGTCGCCTCAGTGATGTCACTGATGTCGTAGCGGTCACCAATATGCTGCGTGGCCAGCTTTGCGATTTGTACCTTGCTCGCCATCTTTTAATCCTCGAGTTTAGCGGACCTAGACCGCTTCATTGTCGGCGTCTGCTTGTAGTCCTTGCGGGGCCTGTCGTATGGCGTACCGTCAATACTATCGACATCATACTTCGGAAGCACGACATTGTCTGCGATGTCGTATGTGTCGCCCTTGCGGTAGCGTTTGCTGCCGTCGAAAAAATCCTCTTTGAACACAACTTTAGGCATATTTTGTCTCCTCTGTTACATGCCAGTAGAGGGGGCCGCCGAAGCAGCCCCCTCCCAGCGGCCTATTAGTTAGCCGCGTCCGGGTACGCTTTCCAGCCCTTCGGATCGAAGGTCAGGAACGCGTTGATCTTACCAGCGGTAAGAGCGGCGGTGCCGACGTTCTGCTGGACGCCCAGATACCGCTCGTAAGCGATGGAGGCTTCCAGAGGAACGGCAACGACGATCTCGTAGCCGGCGACCAGATCCGCCTTACCAATGGCGGCGCTGGCGTAGTGCAGCGTCTCCGTGCCATCCGCCGCGAGGGTCGAAGTGCCATCGGAGACAATCTGGAACGACACAGTCGCCGAGCCAGCAGAAGTAACCGCAGTATCCACCTGAATGACCAGATACATCTGACGGCCGTTGCCAAGATCCTGCGGCGTAGCGCCGAGATCGATAACATCACCGACGGCCGCGAGGCCCGTCCCGGCAGTGCTGAGCGCGGTGGCATCCGCAAACTCAAGAAGTTCGTCCATAATCATGGCGATATTTCCTTCCTTGTGTGGGTTAGGATACGGTTGCTTCGTTCGTGCGCAGAGCGTCACAACGGCGGATCGGAAGACCGCCCCATGAAGTCTGCATCGTGCCGCCAACCATGTCGACCGAGAGGGTCGAGTTCTGGACAGCGTTCGAGGTCTGACGACGCAGGAACGACATAACCTGCTTGTCCATGTACCAAGCGCAACGACCAGCCGAAGTATTCGGCAGTTCCGTCCACGCCTGATGCATAAGATCGTTCAGGTCAGCACCCGTCGAAATATCGGCCGTCAGAAGCGAGCGGTCGATATTGGCGATACGGACAGCATAGCGCCAGTCGCGAACCGAGAGGCCCACATCCCAACGATAGTGCGTGCGATACGCCTGCATGCGGCCGTTGTTGCCATCAGCGTTTTCGAGGGTAACTTCACCCAGATCGCGCTGCTGGATACCAGCCTTGGACCCTTTAGGGATAATACCGTGGCAGGTATTCGGTCCCCAGCAGATCAGCCAGATCGACGCATTGTCAGCGCCTGACCCTCCGCCTGCAATGATGTTGTCACCATTTTCAGCAGAGAGGGAGTTGTACCGAGCCGAGAGGCCGGTGAACTCTTCGGGTGCCGTGCTTTCATCCCCGTAGAACAGCGTAGACGCGAACTCTTGGTTCATGCCTTCGATGTGCGGGCGGTCTTCCTGAAGACGGAAACCGGCGGGGGTGCCAGCCAAGTCAACAAGGGCTTTATCGACTTCGGAGTAATCCTCCATCATGCCTGTGTTGTCAGTGACTTGCACTGCGCGGCTCTTCGTCGGCTGGACGCCGCCGTAGAGTTTACGCCATGTCGGCGTAGGGAGACCGGAACGGATAGATGTCCGGTGACCGGTCGTAAGGTTACCCTCGAGGAACGTCATGTCCATGAGGATTTCGTTCGTGGCGTTGAGGATTTCTACAACGTCAGCAATAGACCCGTCGGGATCGGTGACCTTTGCAAGGTCAGCGAGCGTCGGGTTAGATGTGCCGAGGACTGCCATTTTAAGCTCCTTTACTCAGCGGTTTTGTACATAGATGGGTACATTCTCTGGAGTGAATCTGGACCTTCGACTTTGCTGTCTCCGGTAACCAGCTCGCTCTCAGAGATGGCTTTACCCACCCGATAAAATAGGCGGATGACTTCAGGATGGTTCCCGAGGCCGAGCCCGTCAGGGTTGTCGGCCGAAGGCGTATCGATCAGTTTCGCCAGCTCTGGGCTGGCGAAGTTCTCCATAGCCCTTTTAGCCAAGCCAAGGTTCTCGTCTAGCTGTTCGCCTCCGAGTTCCTTGTCCACCTTGGTTGCGTCGGCCCACGACGAAATACGCTCGCTGTAAGCCTCTGCCATCGACTGCTGCGCATTTGCAGTACGCTCGATGTCGTATTCGATGAGCTGCTGGAATTGATCCTGAGAGAGGCCAAGGCCGTGGGCGTATTCGCCAAAAGCCTCAAGTCGCTCTTCGTCAATCTCCAGCCCATCTGGTGGCGTGAACTCATATTCCTCCGGTGCCCCGGTGGATGCGTCCTCGCCGTCTCCGTCGCCCTCGTCACCCGACAGCAGGGTCTTGGATTTCTCCTCGCTGCTCTCCTCAGCAGCGACTTTTTCTTCGGCCGTCTCCTCAGCAGCAGGCTCCTCTACCTGCTCAGCAGCAGGCTCCTCAACCTGCTCTTCAATAACTACGTCTTCGTCAGCCATATCCATCTCCTCTACGGCGTGTTCAGTGTGTAGATGCCAGCGAAGCTGGCAGATACTGGGTCGTTGTTGCCGCTGCTGGATGCGCGGCACTCAATGTCAGTTTTTTCCGGTAACGATAGCGGGATCTGGATATCCGTGACGTAGGTGCCGCTCTGCAGAACATTGACGAACAGTGTTCTGAATCCCCCGCCAAACTCTCGCACGCGCAGCTTTGTGGTCAGATATTGGTTACCCTGCGACACAGCAGCCGTGAAGTCCACCTGAGAGAGGTAAAAAGTGTAACCTGCCGGGACGGTCCAAAGCGCCAACTGCGTCTGGTTGTCGGTGCCTAGATTAGCGAGGATGTCTCCAGTCGGAATACTCTGGCCGCTCAGACCAGCACCGTTAGCGATATAGACAGTCCCTGCGGCTGTACCCAAGCTGCCCGCAGTGAGGGCGTAGGCCCGGTACACCCTGATGTAGGTGTTGGCCGTGAGGGTCTGCGACTGACCCGTCATCGCTAAGTCTTCGGAGACCTCGTTGTAGTTAGCGTCCAATCCGAATACTCGTATAGACCGAACGCCAGTGCCCCCGGCCGTGTCGTTGGAAGAAGTGCTGTTGACATACATACGGGCGGCGGTGGTGGGGTACACATAAATACCCCCATTAGACCACACCGTCTCCTCGTCATGGTCGATGTCAGAGTTAAAGCCGAACTTGTAAATAGACTTCGTGCCAGCCACTAACCCATCAGCGATGGCCGTGCTGGATATCTGCTCGGATACCGGGAGTGGGGACGCCGTGGCAGCGTTAACGAACGCGCCGTCGCTCCGTTCGTGCAGACCAACGCGGGCATACCGGTTCAGGTTGAACGGCCCCGGCTCCGTCGACGGCGGATATATGTGGGTCGGGTTAACCATCGAAGTGGTTTTCCTCCAGCATCTGCATGTACGCCTTCGGGTTGTTAGCCCTGAGATACTCGTGGATTACTCTTCCAATCGATCTAGCGCCTTCGTTAAAAGCCGTCGCATCGAAGCTCGCGGGGACATAGCTTTGAGACGACATATGACCCGCTTCAAAAATAAGTCGATACAGCCAACGACGCCCGCGAGGCTGAGAAGCAATAAAGTCAATGTCCTTTTCAGCGTCTGCTTCATTCTTCTTTGCCTTTGCTACATCTTCAGGATTGCTTGCGTCGTACGTCATACCACTGAGGCTCCGGTGCCCAGAAGATCAGTAAGGGCATTGGGGTTCTGCGTGTCGGTTTCAGACAGAACCTTAGCGCCCTGTGCGAGCTGGCTGGCCTGCTCCATTGCCTGCATCTGCTGCTGCTCTTCGGCGCGAGCCTGCCGCTTGGCCTGCAGCTCCTCTTCGGAGATGATGACATCCGGGCTTGTGCCGAGGATCTCAGAGTACTGGCGCAGGGCCTCGTCACTATCGATCCCGTCCACAATATCCGGGAACACGGCAACCATGTTACCAGCAAAGCCCATGACGCGTTCGAGGCTAGAGGCGGCGGCAGCCTGCTGGGCCTGCGCGAGAAGCGAGATATACTCGACCTCCAGCTCCTCACCCGCCAGAGCCTCGGGAGGCTCAGGGAGGAGACCCGCCTCCAAGGCGTACTCGAACACGTCATCGAGAAGAGGGTCCAACAACTCTACGTTAATACGTTGGAGCACAGGGCCCAGCAGCACTAATTTCTCTTCGTGACGTTCGACCACCTCGGTGGCGGTCATCTGCCGGCGGTCGGAGTTAATCATCATCGCAAACAGGTCAGCGTAGAAGCCTCGCTGGATACGGTTCTGCACTTCCGCAATATCCACCTGCAGCTCAGAAATACGCGGCTGCACCTGATACGCCGGTACAAATCCCTGACCACCCTGCATCGGATCTACATAGGTTGTCTGGCCGGGGAGCACCGTGGAGGGCTTGCCCTTCAGGCTTGTCGGCGCAACCATTGGCGGGTTGACCATCTTGTCGATAGCC